AAGTTTCAAACTGCCGGCAACTTAGTCAAAAAAGTTAAGAGCATTATGAAACAGCTTCCCGATTGGATTCGGATTGCGGAAATTAGTGTAGATAACCGCAACTCTTTTGAGCTTTCTAATGGCTCCTCTATTAAGGCGGCTTCTACCTCCGGAGACGCCGGGCGTTCGGAAGCCTTGTCGCTGCTTGTGCTTGATGAGGCCGCTCACATTGAAAACCTAGACGAGTTGTGGACCGGTCTGTATCCCACGCTGTCTACAGGCGGGCGCTGCATTGCCATTTCAACGCCCAATGGAGTGGGAAATTGGTTTCATAAAACATGCACCGACGCAGATGCAGCGGCAAACAATTTTAATTTAACGACGCTCCAGTGGGACATCCATCCGGATCGAGACGATGATTGGTTTAAAAAAGAAACCAAGAACATGTCTAAGCGCCAGATAGCTCAAGAGCTGATGTGCAATTTCAACACTTCTGGCGAAACCGTTATCGAGCCGGCATGTATGGAGTGGTTACATACGGTAGTAAAGGAGCCTAAATACCGGACGGGGATAGATCGTAACTTTTGGATTTGGGAGGATTATGATCCGAGTTGCAACTATTTACAAGTCGTGGATGTGGCTCGTGGCGATGGTGCTGATTTTTCGACGTTCCACATCATCAAGCTAGAGACATTAGAAGTTATCGGAGAATATCAAGGAAAGGTCACTCCGGATTTGTTTGCTAAAATGCTGAATCAAATTGGACGAGAATTTGGAAATGCGATGATGGTAGTAGAAAATAACAACATAGGGTATACAGTGCTCGATAAATTAGCAGAGTTTGGTTATCCTAATTTGTATTATTCCATCAAAGCCACTCACGAATATATAGAGCAGCATCAAGCTGAGTATCGTACAAACGCTGTCCCTGGTTTTACCACCTCCATGAAAACGCGCCCCCTTATAGTTGCTAAACTAGAAGAGTTTATCAGAAATAAACTAATTAGGATATATTCAACTCGCACCGTTAACGAAATGAAAACATTTATTTGGCGAAATGGTAAACCTCAAGCAATGAAGGGATACAATGATGATTTGGTTATTGCTCTGGCTATTGCTTGTTGGGTAAGAGACACCGCTATTCAAGCGAATTCGCGCGATTTAAATTATCAAAAGGCTTTCGCAGATTCTATCATTACGAGCAATACCACGTTTAATACTCGCGTTAAAGGCCAGCACGGCTACAAACGCGATAACATTCTTGATAAAATGACAGAAGCAAAAGATCTATATAAAGAGTTTATGTGGATTATAAAGTGAGATAACAAATGCCCAAACCTAAAAAGAACCCCGACAATCCCGACACTACATTATTTAAAGCGTTAACACGCTTATTTTCCGGTCCTATTATTAATTACCGGTCCCAGTCTGGCCGCCGAATTAGGCGCCAGCATTTAGACAAGTTTTCGTCGCGCTTCAAAACCGCTTCAGGTCAACAGTTTAAAAAGACTCTTTACAATCCTTTGGAGGTGTTAGCTAACAACGCTATTGCCAATCAGCGCCGGTCCGAGCGCTACATTGATTTTGATCAGATGGAGTACATGCCAGAACTTGCGTCCTCTTTGGACATCTACGCAGATGAAATGACGACCTATTCTAGTTTGCGGCCCATGCTCAATATCAAATGCCCCAACGAAGAAATCAAAGCAGTGCTTGGAGTCTTGTTCGACAACATTTTAAACCTTCAGTACAACTTGTTTGGCTGGAGTCGCACCATGTGTAAGTATGGAGACTTTTTCCTTTATTTAGACATCGATGAAAAATACGGCGTGAAGTCTGCTATTGCTCTCCCCCCGCAGGAAGTCGAGAGATTAGAAGGACAAGACAGCACGAACCCCAACTACATTCAGTATCAGTGGAACTCTGCCGGCATGACCTTTGAGAATTGGCAGATTTGCCATTTCCGCATTTTGGGGAATGATAAGTATGCGCCCTATGGTACTTCTATTTTGGAGGCCTCGCGGAGAATTTGGCGTCAGCTTACCTTAATGGAAGACGCCATGATGGCTTACCGAGTTATTCGCTCTTCAGAGCGCAGAGTGTTTAAGATTGACGTTGGAGCGATTCCTCCTCAAGATGTGGAACAGTACATGCAAAAGATTGTTACGCAGTTGAAGCGCCATTCGGTGGTTAACCCAGAGTCCGGGCGCATTGATTTGCGTTACAACCCCATGAGTATTGAGGAAGACTATTTCATTCCGATTCGGCCCGGGTCAGCAACAGACATTGTTTCACTCGCCGGCGCTCAGAACATTACTGCAATTGATGACATTAAGTATTTACGCGATAAGCTATTTTCTGCGCTTAAGATTCCCCAGTCGTATCTTACAATGGGCGAAGGCGCAGAAGAAGACAAGACTACGTTGGCGCAGAAAGACATTCGGTTCTCCCGCACCGTTCAACGTCTACAGCGCGTTATCATTGCCGAGCTTACTAAGATTGCGATTATCCACTTATATACTCTTGGCTTCCGCGGCGACGATTTACTGGGATTTTCGTTAGAACTGAACAACCCTTCGAAAATCGCAGAACTACAAGAGTTGGAGCACTGGAACCAAAAGTTTACCATCGGAGCCGCAGCAACGGAAGGCTTCTTCTCTCGTCGGTGGGTGGCCGATCACATTTTCGGCATGTCTCATGAAGAGTTCTTACGCTCGCAGCGAGAAATGTATTATGACCGCAAGCACGATGCAGCACTTCAACAGGTAGCTGAGGCCGCAGCAGCTGGGGAAACCGCTGGCGCCCTGGGAGGCGGCATGGGTGGTGACCTAGGCGGCGAAATGGGTGGCGACCTAGGTGGCGAAATGGGCGCTGAAATGGGAGGAGCCGAAGAAATGCCCGCTGCAGAAGCAGGGGGTGGGGAAGAATCAGCCTTATTGGCCGCGCCTCCTGGCTCGCGACAATCTCCACGTTTAACGCCGGGAGCCAAAGGCAAAGTATACCATCCCGTTAATAATGACAAACGTCCCGCCGGAGCTAGAACTCGGTCGATGAAATCACAGTATGCATCGGAAAAAGGCAGCGCCACGATGCGTAATGTAATGCCTGGATATGCCGACGGCTTGAAGTCTCTCGGAAAAGGTTTTGTACCAACTGCCGAAGGGATTGGTATTTATGAGGAAGATCAGTCTATTTATAGTTTGAGAGAGCAAACAGAAGAGAATAAATTGTTTGAAATCAATGAGTCAGTGCGCACCTTGCTAGAGGGGCTGCAGGAAAAGGAAACATTAACGGAGCAAAAGGATGAAGTTCAGACACAACAAAAAGCGAAATAGTGCCTTCGTCTACGAAGCCCTCATCAAAGAGGCTACCGTAGCTATAATTAAAAAGGACACTGCTAGGAAGGAAACGGCTGCACGGCTGATTAAGAAACATTTTAACAGCAACAGCGTTCTTAAGAAAGATTTGGATTGTTATCGTTCTTTATACGAAAATCAGAATCTTGATCGATTCACGGCGGAAAAGATTATCAAGGAAGTGAAAATTCAAAAGCGCTTGATTGACCCGGATGGTCTTTTTAAGCAGCAGACTGCGTTAATTAAAGACGTTAACAGCGAGTTATCGCCAGCCGTCTTCAATAATTTCGTACCCAATTATAAGACGTTGGCTACGATTGCACAGATGTTCTCAGACAAGATCTCGCCTCGCGATCAAATCATTTTAGAGAACAACATCGTCCATAACATGCAGCCTGTATTAGCAGAAGAGCAAATTCAAACGCCTGTAGATAATGTGGTATACCGCACCTTTGTTGAGAAGTTTAATAACAAGTATGGTGAAGATTTGCTGCAAGAGCAAAAGACTCTCCTTAATTATTATATTACTTCGTTTACTGATAATGCTGTACAGCTTAAAATGTTTTTACATGAAGAAATTGGACGCTTAACAGAGCAGCTAGAAGCAGCCAAAGCAGTAAAAGAAATTAGCCACGATGAGCAGATGCTCCACAAAACCACAAAGGTAATTGAGAAATTAGATTCTTATTCTAACCAAACAATCACTGAAGACATTCTTATGACAATTCTGAGAACTCAATCGCTTGTAAAGGAAATCTATACTGATGGCAATAACGGTTAAAATAGGGAAAGATGCGCATGCGCCTTCTGTAACTTTAGAGCTTGACATTCGGAAGAGTATGAACGGGGACTTAATGATTTTTGATCATGGGGACATCGACATTGTATTGTCGGGGGGCAAGAATAAAATTGTGGCGTTTCCGAAAGAGAACATTACAGACTTAGCCTACGGTGCCCAGAACAGGCTTTTTTCTTATTTGCGTAAGAAAGGCCTTATCATACCTGAGTCCATTCAAACCGGCGCTTTTTATGGTTCGATGGAAGCATCGATGGAAGCGCCTTATTCTGAAAAGCTCAATACTGCGAAGATGACGCTTATTAACATTTCGCGCTTTATTGATGATGAGAGGCCATACTTCGAATCGACCGAAGCAATTGTTTCAATGACCGACGACGAACTTACCCACCCCGACAAAGAAGACTCTACAGAGTTAGGCGAAGTACCGCAAGCTGTCGAAAAAGGTTCCATCCGCGGTGGATGGGTAAGAGACCCGTATTCATTATATTATCTCTATACGCTATAGGAAGGACATGGAACTATTATACTTTACTTTGGCAGCCTACGGGCTAACGCAAATCCTTGTTTACGGTAAAATTTTTGATAGGTTGCGACCTAAAAAAGGCAGACTAAAAAAGCTTTCAACATGCCCCATGTGCATGGGGTTTCACGTTGGTTGGTTTTTAATGCTACTTTCTCCGTTTACAGAACTATTTAATTTTGATGTAACTGTTGCGAATTTCTTCATTTTGGGTTGGTTATCTTCGGGTAGCTCATACATCTTGAACATGATTTTTGGTGACAGCGGAATTCAACTGGGAGTCGAACATGGATCACAACGCTTGGACAGCTAAATGGATGTTGCAGCCTGTGCGTAATTGCAAGAAAGGGTGTTGAAGCAGGCGGGTAATGCCCGCAATTTTGAAAGGAATACAAAATGAAAATTACAAAATTAGAACTTAAGCGCATTATCAAGGAAGAAATGCAGCGCCTTTTAAAAGAGGCTGCTTACCAGCCAAGCCGGAAGATAGGTATGCGTCCACAGGGGACCAGTCACTATGGATTGCGCACAAGAAGTACAGGCCCGGGCACCGGTGAGCGCATGAGTTCCCGTGAAGAGCGATGGCGCGATTGGAAGATGGCCCCCGGCGAAGAGAAGAGGTGGACTGATGAGGGCCCAGTAGAACTGGATCCGTGGACTGAGTTAGACCAGCAAGTTTCGGACCTGCGCAACTTGGGTGTTGAGGAAGATACAATTATGGCCAAGCTAGCGGGAACATATGAACCCCCTCCAGGCCCAGCACCAGAAGAGAAGCTGGAGCGCCTCGCTGACGTGCACGAGATGAACCCTGAAGCGAATTACCGCTTCTGGGGTCCGGATCACCCACACATACAACAGATTGAAGATTATTTGGCCCAGACCGGGCGCGCCCTTCCAGGCTCTCAATCACAATTTCAATTTGGCGCGAAGCATCAGACACCGGTGAAAAGACGCCGAGAACAGGGATTGGCGGTAAGCAAAGAATGACAAAGAAACTTTTACGAGAATACTACGAACTATGCGAAGGCGGCGTTTGCCAGGATCTTTTGACGGAAGACGAAAAAAGGTATGTGGCAAATGGCGGCATGATTCTGTCTGGCATTATGCAGAAAGCAGATCATATCAACGGCAACGGACGCATTTATCCTCACAAAGTTTTAACGAAAGAAGTAGAGAATTACGGCAAGCTCGTGAATGAGCGCCGTGCCTTGGGAGAGCTTGACCATCCTGAGGATTCCGTTATCAATTTAAAGAACGCATCTCACTTGGTCACCGAAATCTGGTGGAAGGATAAAGATGTGATGGGTAAAGTTAAAGTGCTGGACACCCCCTCCGGAAAAGTCTTACAGGAACTAGTAAAGTCCGGCGTGAGCTTGGGCATTTCCTCTCGTGGTATGGGATCTGTTCGCGAAGACCAGGGAGGAACTATTGTGGAAGAGGACTTCCAGCTAATTTGTTTTGACTTTGTGTCAGAGCCCTCTACTCCCGGCGCGTTCATGATGAAAGAAGCGCGAGACTATAACAACAAAGTATTTACAAAGGCCGATAAAATTAATCGCCTATTAAATGAGGTTTTAAACAATGAGTAAAAATTGGTCTAGTTTTGAAAACGACCGTCTTATAATGGAATCGTGGCGGAAACATTTATCCGAAGAGCCTGTGCAGGTTGATGAATTCCTGGGCCTGGGTAAAAGTCGAGAAGATAAGTGGGCGCGTATTGCTCAAGGTGATGAGCGCCCCGGCGACATGCCGGCCGAAAAACCCGCAGAGGGGAATCCATATGGTCAAGGAAAGTTAGACGGCATAGTGAAAGGTCTTACCTTCCTGAATCAGAGTCAGCAATTACAGCTTCTCACTATGATGAATAATATAGCACAGGACGATGGTATCGTTTTGGAAGTTGCTACGTTGTCCGGAGACAGATCAGAGGGGGACAGGGTGATTAGCCCCGAAAACAGTCGCCAGTTAATGAATTTAATTGCAAGCTTTAATCTTGAGCAGGCAGAAAGTCGTAAAATTATGATGGCTCTCAATCAATGGGGAAAGATGAATACTGTTAAATTTTCTACCCCCACAGCTGTGACCCAAACACAGCCGACCACTCAACCACAAACCGCGGCCTCGCCGACTCCACCAGGGGTGACGCCCCCGCAGCCGGAAGAACCAACACCCGGGCCGGCGGAACCAACACCCGAGCCGGCTGAACCTACTCCGGAACCCGAAGAACCCTCACCAGAGCCAGGTGAACCAACTGAAGAGCCTGAAGATGACGTGCTCCCGATAGCCGCTAGCGAGCTTAAATTGATTCAGCAAATAGCTAAAAACAAAGATGCGGATCTTTTTGATATTGTAAAGAAAACCTTTGCTGCTTTGGGGTCGACCTTGCGGAATCCAGAAGTGGTACCTATTGTAAAAACCTTTAATAAGGAATTTTTTCCCAAGCTGGCCACCATGCATAAAAGAGCTAACATTCCAGTGGCTGAAGGGCGTGATTTGCAAGCTTTGTTAGAAGCATACGGGGCAGAAGAAGCTACTCGTGAGCCGTTAAGCAAAGGACAGCAAGCTTATCGTAAAGGTAAAAGACGCGGCAAAAAATCAGCAACGGGTTATTTTAAATCTTTGGGTGGAAAGCCACCGTATATCGTAAGAAAACTTAAAAAGAACTTAGAAGCAGCCTTGTTGGCGGATGTGACAGCCGATGAATTACTTAATGCAGCTGCAGAAGTAAGTGATGGAATGCGCGATGCTAAAGAGAAAAACGAATTTGATGACAATGTTCTTAATCAACTATCCAGTAATCCAGAAGGAAGACTCCAGCGCTATAAAGAGAATGCGGCGGAGCTATTGGACCTTATCGTAAAAATGGCCATGGATGCTTTATCTAAAGCGGGACCAGCGAAGCGCGCTTCTAAGCTCCCCGAAAATAATAACGAGGGAGTAGAGACTTTGGCTGAGTCTAAAGAACTGGCTAGGTGGAAACTGATAGCAGGAATCAAATGAAGAAAGCAGATTTTAAACAGTTAATCAAACCATTGGTTAAAGAGTGCATGCAGGAAGTCCTTTTAGAAGAAGGGCTTTTAGCCAATGTGGTATCGGAAGTGGCAAGAGGCCTCCAGGGAAATCTGGTGGTTGAATCGGCTGCACCCGTACCCGAGGAAGCACAAATTAAGCGCCAAACGCAACAGACGCGCAAAGACCTTCAGCAACATCGCAAAAAGTTAATGGAGGCTGTGGGCCAAGAGGCTTATGGCGGCGTTAATTTATTTGAAGGCACCGAACCCATGCACCAGAGCGAGCCCAAACAGGGGCATGCCGACCTAGGAAGTCCCAACGACGCCGGCGTGGACATTAGTTCCCTTGTCGGGAATGCGTCTAACATCTGGCAGGCAATGAAGTAGGTATAAGATGGCAAAAGGCGCAAATGTATCAGTAAGTTTAAAGCAGTGTCGCGGAAACGTGGAACGCATGATCCGACGATTCTCTAAAAAAGTTAAAAAAGAACGGATCATTGAAGAAGTTAGGGACAGGCGATTTTTCAAGAAGCGATCTGTTGCTCGAAAAGAGAAGCAGGAGAGAGCCCGAAGACTTCGAATGAAAGAAGAACAAAAACGCAATAGAAAAAAGTAATGACTATTTATAGTGAAAGTAAGTAATTTAGGAGATTTTTTATGCCTGCAAATTCATGGAAATTGCCCCCGGGCTTAAACAACGTCGGTTCTTTTCAGGTTAGTGGAAAGCCTTACGCCTCTGGTTCTTGTTTAGCTCCCATTAGTGGAAGCGGACGTTCTCTGGTGCTTAGGTTCCCGACTGTTACCAAATGGTTCCAGATCCAGCCTCATCAGTCAGAAGAAAATGATGAACTGCGTGTAGCCTTTAGTGAGAATGGCCTTCATGGGAAAGGCGGCTCAAACTTTAGAATCCATGCTAGTTCCAGTTTTACTGGGCCCCTGGATTTAAAGGTAAGTGAGTTGTGGTTTATGGCCGAGAGCAACTCTACCGCATGTACATTCGATGTTGTGGCTGGCTTAACTAACGTTCAAGTTGGCAGTTTGTATACCACAGATCGAACCATTAATGGTGTTCCGGAGGCAGCTGGGCCCAACTGGTCAGGTTCTATAGGAGTAGGTTAATATGGCTCAGTTTGGATGGGCATATATTAACTGTGCAGATGAGGGTTCTGCAGGCTCCGGATCGGCGGGCCCTCCGTATTCTTTACAATTTGTAACCGAGTCCGGGGGCGGTACCACTGGTTCGGCCCTTCTCTCATATTATACGGCATCTTATTATAGTTATGCCCCGAGCACGATGGTGTTGTCTGGGACGCTGTTGGTCACGGGAGCCATTAGCGCAAGTGTTTATCACATTGAAGACATCGCGATTATTGATGCCACTGGTTCCACTTACTTTGGTGATGATCAAACAGACATTCATGCGAGAACAGGAAGTTTAGAAATCTATAACGACAGTTCGTTAGTGATGAAAGCGAATGCTATTAACGGACAGACCACGGTGAAAGGACTGGGAGGTGGCTATAGCCGCGTTGGGACAACTCCTTACACATCGTCAATAGATAATTTAGTGTTGGGTGTTGATAGCGCCGACAGCGACGTTACTATTTGCGTCCACAGTGCTTCCGTAGCGGGGGCGGGGGCGGTAATGATCATTAAAGACCAAACTGCGCGCACTACATCTAAAATTTATATCTCTGGATCGACGGGGGCCACGCACGAACTAATCGATAGCGCTAGTTACTATGTACTATCTGGTACGTATCCGGCAATTAACTTATATTCTGATGGAATGAATTGGTGGATTTTCTAGCGGAGGTCTAATGCTGCATGGCATACAATGCTCTATCGGGGACGGTTTTAGCGGCCCAAGAATATAGCCCAGGCGACTTAATAATTGGGAACATTGTTTCGGGGAACCTGAGCACTTCAGACGGCTCTTCTATCATCAATGTGCCGCGCGTTTCAAACGCCACCAACAATGCACTCCTCACAAACGTAGGGGGCGATGCAAACGATTTAACCTGTGAATCCAATTTAAAGTTTGATGGCAGCGTGCTGTCGGTGACGGGAGAGTTGACCGCCAGCCTTGGTGTGTCTGCTTCTTATATAATGGGAGACGGCAGCCGACTGACAGGGATCACCGCTACTGGTGGAGGTGGAGGAATTTTCACCGAAGTGAATGGCACCACTGCGTATACCACTAGTAGCATCAATATTGGTTCAACGAGCACCCCCTCTCACCCATTGGCTGTGGTGGGCATTGCACAACTAAGCGGCGGCATAATTCATCAGAGAGTATTAAAGACGGCCGACTACACTATCTCCACTGGTGATTATTATATTGGAGTCGATACCGCACAAAACCCAGTGACTTTAACTTTGCCAGCTGCAGCGGCCGCTATGGATGGGCAAACGTGGATAATAAAAGATGAGGGAGGAAACGCCAATACCAACGTCATCACCGTCACCGGCTCTTCAGCCACTAACACTATCGAAGGCTCAAATCAAGTAATTTTGGAATCATCTTATGCAGCTATTCATCTTTATTGTAACGGCAGCACTAAATTCTTCATCTGCTAAAAAATAATCCCCCATAACAAGCTATTTATAGTCGAGGGGACAGGCTTGTCTTGTCCTCTTGAGGGGGCAACCTCTCGCCTTATAAAACTATTTAATGGAGGGTTTAAAATATGGCTTATAAATTTCAATTAGGAGATGCTCGAATGAGCGGATCCTTAACACAAGAAGAAGGTCTCACTGTCGTAGCCGGCGGTGCTACCGTTACTGCGGGTGGTGTTAC